AGCGGCTCGCAGGGTGTACGGGTTCCAGCCAACGGCGGGTTGCCACGATGAGCAACTGGTGGGCCCGCTTCGGCGCGGCCGGCGTGCAGACCGAGGCCGAGGCGGCCGCCGCGGACGACCCCATGGCGCCGGGCTCGATGCCGATGATCGTCGGCGTCTACGTCGGCTTGGTGATGGGCACCATGCACCCGCGGTTCGCGGGCCGCATCCGGCGCGAGCTCGAGGCCGAGATGGCGGCGGCCATCGGCGTCCCGCCCGAGGCGCTCGAGGAGGACATGCGGCAGCTGGTGGCGTCGCTGACGGGGGCGGGTCGATGAGCGCGCGCGTCTGGAACCGACACGCTGGGCCGGCGCCGGCACCCTCGATCTACGTCGGTCGTCCCTCTCGCTGGGGCAATCCGTGGACCCACCTGCCGTACGGCGGAGCACCGCACCGAGCCGAGACACGGGAGGCCGCGATCGCTGCTTACCGGACTTGGCTGGATGAACAGCTCGTCCGCGACCCGACGTTCCTCGAGCCGCTCAGAACGGCGGCGGCGTTGGTCTGCTCGTGCGCACCGCTGCCCTGTCACGCCGACGTGCTCGTCGAGTACCTGGCCCGATGAACCGCCCCCGCAAGCTCATGCCCGACGCCGGCGCCCTGGCCGCCGCCTCGCTGACCGACGAGGCCGCCCTCCAGGTCCGCGCTGTGCGCGCCGCCACCGACCGCGGCTGGCGCGTCTACCACACCCACGACAGCCGGCGCTCCGAGCCCGGCTTCCCCGACCTGGTGCTCTGCCGCCCGCCGCGCGTGCTGTTCGTCGAGCTCAAGGTCGGCCGACGCCGGCTGAGCGACGACCAGGTCGCGTGGCTCGAGCTGCTCGAGCAGTGCGACCAGGTCGATGCCTTCGTCCTGCGCGGCCGGCTCGACGGCCTCGATGACCTGAGCGGGTGGGAACACGCGCTCGACACCCGATTCCCGAAGGAGGACTGACCAATGCGACGTTCACGGATCGTTTGGCTGCTGCGTCAGCTGCTGCCGCTCCACTACCGGACCCGCTACACCGAAAACGGCCGCCGTCACTACGCCGTCTGGCGCATGTGGTTTGGTCGCGTCTTCGCCCATGACGACGTCGTCGTCGCCCAGGAGGACTGACCATGCCCACTGCCACCACCTCGAAGCCGGCCGCCGATTCGGCGCCCGATCAAGCCTGGAAGCCCGAGCTCCACGAGATCCCGCTCGACGCGATCGAGACCGGGACCAACGTGCGCGCCGGCGCCGGCGACGTGACCGCCCTGCGCGACTCGATCAAGAGCGTCGGCATACTCGAGCCGATCCGGGTCGCCCAGACCGGCGCCGGCACGTACGAGCTGATCTACGGCCAGCGCCGCCTCGAGGCATCCCGTGCTGCGGGTCGGACCACCATCCTGGCCATCGTGGTGCCGGCAGTGCCGTCCTCGATTGACCGCACCGTGGCGCAGCTCGTCGAGAACCTGCACCGCGATGATCTGAACGCGGTCGATGCCGCGAAGGCGTATCGCGAGATCCTCGACGCCGGGCTCACCCAGCGCGAGCTCGCGGCCCTCATCGGCATCGCGCAGCCGACCATCGCCAACACCCTGGCCCTGCTCAAGGCGCCCGACGAGCTGCAGGAGCGGGTGGCCGCCGGCGAGCTGACCCGCTCGCACGTCGAGGCCATCGTCCGCCTGCCGAAGGCCGAGCAGGCCGAGGTGGCGCGGCGGGTGGTCGAGCACGGGCTGAGTGTGAGACAGGTCGAGCAGGAGATCGAACTGGCCGAACGACGGCGCCAATGGCAAGCGGCTGAGGAGCGACGGCTGGCAGAAGCCGAAGCTCGGCGCGAAGCGGCGCGCTGTCAACCCGATGAGCACCAATTCCAGCGCGTCTGCCAGCGCTGCGGTCACACCGAGAAGGAGAGCCGATCATGAAGCTAGAGCAAATCGACCTGACCCCGGAGCTGGCGGCCGAGCTGCTGGCTAAGCCGCATCCCAAGCAGCGGCGACCCGCGCCCAGCACGGTCAAGACGTACATGCGCGCTATGATCGAGGGGCGCTGGACGCTGATCCTCGATCCGATCCTGTTGGACGCTCAGGGTCGAATGTTCAACGGCGCGCACCGCTGCGCCGCCGTCGTTGATTCCGGCGTGACCATCCCGGTGTACATCGGCCGAGATGCCGATGCCGAGATGTTTGACGTGATCGACGTGGGCCGTCGCCGGAGCGCCTACCAGTTTATTCGTGAGACCGACGCCAAGAGTCGAGCCTCCGCCGCTCGGGTCACTCTCTGGTACGCCAAGCGTTTTGAGCGACCGCTGGGCGGAGTCGTGCTCTCCTTCGACCTGCACGAGGTCATGGCTGAGACGGATCGGCTGAGCGAGGTGTTCGAGGTCGTTTTGCCGGCGGCGCGCTCCACCGTCGAGTACACCAAGCTGCCGATGTCGGTCACCCTTGGTGCGTACGCGACTGCCCGCGAAGAGGGCCACGGTCTCTCGGTCGAGTCGTTTGCTGACAGCGTCGAGCGGCCCGAGGAGTGGAAGGGAAGCCCGGGCCAGTTGCTGGCCGAGCGGTTTCGCAAGGAGTCGTATCGCGGTCGCCGCCGCTCGACGGTCGATGACTGGACGATCCTGGTCTGTGCGCTCAACTACCACATCGAGGGCAAGCAGCCGAGCAAGCTGGTGCTGACCGACGTGTGGCCCAAGATCGGCGAGCCGACCGCTGAGTTTCAACGCCGGGTGAAGAATGCTCACGACGCTCGCACTTTGGCTGTTCGGCGGTCGGTATCGAAGGATCTAGATGCCGACAGAAAGCGGGCCGCGTCGTGAGCCGTTTCGACGCGCTCGCCACCCCTCCCGCGCCGAAGCCGGCGAAGCGGTCGAAGGCCAAGGGCTGACGATGACCCACGTCCGCCGGCCGAATCGCCGCCATGTCCCCGAGTTCGAGGATCTCGTTCACGGTGGCATCTGCGAGCCTTCGGGCAAGGTGCGCTTCCTTGACCAGCGCACGGCCGAGGTGGCGCGCTCGCGGCTGGCGCGGCGGCCGGCGGACCCGGACCGCGACATGCTGCACGTCTATGCGTGCGGGCTGTGTCGAGATTGGCACATCGGTCACGATCGGACGAGGGCGGCCAGCGATGGCTGAGCAGCCCGACGCGCTCACCATGGCGGCGATCCGCATGGCGCAGCACATCCTCGAGGCGCGCCGTGCCCGCCAGGCGGCCGAGGATGAGGAGCGGCGGCGTACGATGCGGGTTGTGAAGCCCGACCGGAGCGATGCGGCGTGAGCCGGCGATCGCTGACCGACGACGCCTGGGCCGAGGCCGTGTGGCGCCGCTACCAGCGCCGGCGAGAGTTGCCGCTCCGCCATCTGGAGGCGGCTTGGTGGGGACTTGTCGATGCGATTGTCGGGTCGATTCTGCGGTGGGTCGAGCGGAGGCGGCATGAAGCTCAATAGCGGCCAGTTGCTGGTGCTCGGGCCCGAGGGATGGGAGCCGGTGGGTGATGTCGTCGAAGCCACAGTCTCGATTGCGTCTGCTCAGCCGCTGGCGGTGCAGGTCGAGGTCGAGCACTGGTGTGGCGACGATCCCGAGATGCAGCCCGCCATTGTGCAGTTGGGATCGATGCGCTTCTGTTCCGGCTGCGGTGCCTGGCTTAATCATCCGGACCGCCACTCATGACCCTCCCCCACTCGCTCGACGACCTCGCTGGCCTGCGCGCCGCGCGCTGGACGCGGGAGAGCACCGCTGGCCAGTACGACGCGTTCGGTCCCGACGCGCAGCGCGAGCAGCAGGACCGCGCTATCGAACGATGGGGCCTCGTCGACGGCGGCGTGGCGTGGACGGTCGCGCACTCCGGCTGGCGCAGGCTCGACCGGCACCCGGCCTGGACCGAGATGCTGGCGGCCGCCGGTCGTGACTTCGACGTCCTGGTGGTCGGCTACGCCAGCCGCTTCGCCCGCAGCCTCGAGGCGCACGTCGACGCGCGTCGAGCGTTCCACGCCGCCGGTGCGGCCATCCTGTTTGCAGACGAGAGGATCCTGAGCAGTGACGAAGACGCCTGGGAGCACTGGGCCCGCGAGATCGTCGAGTCGGAGGCCTACAGCCGACGGCTCGCCCGCCGCATCCGGGAGGGGTATGCCGCCAAGCGCCGACGGCTCGGCGAGCCCGGCGGACGGCCCCCCTTCGGTTTCCGACGCGACGGCCGGCCTCCGTCGCTTGTCCGAGATCCTGAGCGATCCGTACTGGTCGATGAAAGCTACCGCCGATCGGCTGCGGGCGAACCTGATCGAGCGATCGCTGCCGCTGTTGGACTACCCCTCGACACCGTCCGAGGAATCCTGACCAACCCGATCTACGTCGGCCGCCTGCGCGACGGCAGCGCGGCCGCGGTGGAGCCCGTCGTCGACGAGGCGACCTGGGAGGCCGTGCAGCAACGCCGGCGCGCGCGTCACACCCGCGGCGGCAAGCCGGCCAGCCACCGGGTGTATGCCCTCCCGATGCTGCGCTGCGCGGCGTGTGGAACACGGCTGACCGGCGACGGCGGCCGTTACCGGCACCGCAAGCCGTGCGAGGCGTTCGTGGCCGCTCGACGTCGACGGGCCTGGAAGCACTCGCTGGTGAAGTGGCCCGGCGAGAGCTACCCGGCCAGCTTCTACGAGGACCTCGTGCCGTACGCCCTCGACGCGCTGGCGCTGTCGACGCGCGAGCTGGTCGCCGGCGCCGCCTGGTACGGCGAGCAGCGACCGCAGCCCGACGAGCTGGCCATGCGGCGCATCGGCGCCGAGCGCGATCGCGCGCTGGCCAGGTACACCCGTGACCGAGACGTCGCCGCGCTCGAGCGGATCATGCAGCGGCTCGACGAAGAGGAGCAATCACATCTGATGATCACAAGTGATAACCCCGACTGGTCCGAGATCCTCGGCCTGGTCCGCGATCTGCCGGCGCTGTGGCGCGATCCGGACGCGCTGCCGCAGGACCGTCGCGGCTTGGCCGAGGCGGCATTCGAGTCAATCGACGCCCTTGGCGCCCGGCGCCTGGCGTTCAACATGGGCCCGCCGGCGCGTGGGGTTCAGGTGCAGGTAGTGGTCGGGGCGAGAGGAATCGAGCCCACGGTCACCTGCTACTGGCCCCCATCCCTGCTGGCCGGCGTCGAACGCGCGTTCGGGGGTGCCGGATGAGCATGGCTCTGGAACGCTCCGGCGTCCGTCCCTGCCCGACCTGCCGGCGCCCGGAACTGGCTGGCTACCCGCACCGTCACGACCGGCCGCCGCGCGGCGACTACGACCCGATGGGACCGCGCCCCGAGCGCCTGTACTGCGGCGAGCTCGACGTCGACGCGTACTGGACCGAGGCCGACTGGCGGCCGGGCTGCTGTCTGGTCCATGTGGTGGGCGCCGAGTACCGCGCCGAGCTGCCCGACGCCATCCACCCGGTCCGCTACCGCCCGCCGATGCGCACCGAGCCCATCCCCCTCCACCCCGGCGAGCCGGACGGCCCGACCCTCGCGGTGCTCGACGCCGGCGCCGGCTGGCCGTGGTCGCCGGCCGCCCATCGCCGCTTCGGCGGACGTGGCCAGCGGGACGGCCGCGACACCCTCGATCGCCGTGATTACGCCGGCTTCCCGTGGGCCTATGCGATCGAGCGCCGCCTTGACGGCTACTGCCGCAAGCGGCACGCGACGCGCCCCGACCTGTGGCCGGAGCATGCGGGCGGCCCCCTATGCCAGCGTGTGGTCGAGCGTATCGTGGCCGACGGCGTGCCGCCGGAGTTGGTGGCGATCGAGATGGGCATCGCGCCGATCCGCCTGCGGCCGCTGCTCACCGACGCGCTGCACGTGACCTGGCGCTTCGTGAGCGAGCAGGTCAACGGGCTCGACGTGCGCCGCCCGCGTCCCGTTGTGAGCGAGATCGCCCCGTCCGTTTGACGGCCTGTGCTAGGCTGCGCCTCAATCGAAGGGGATTGCCGGCATCGAGCTCCCGCCGGCCCAGACACGCTCCTTCGGCGACCCTGAAACCAGTTGAGCCCGTCGGCATCGCCGGCGGGCTTTCGCCATGCGGGAGCCGAGGGGCCGTCGGGTCCTATCCGCCCAGGCAGTCCGGTTCGACTCCGGATCCCGCACCCACGCCCTGCGTCCGGAGGACGATCGATGCCGTCCGACCATGTCCAGACGTACCAGGTCGCGGTGCTGGCGGCCATTGGCCTGGTGACCGCGGTGTTCGGTTGGTACCACTCCAAGCGGCTCGGCGTGGCGGCCGCCCAGCGGGCCGCGCGCGAGGCGCACAAGGACGTCATTGACGCCCAGCGCGAGCGGCTGTCGTTGGCCATGGGCGAGGTGCGCCTGCTGCGCGACACGATCGCCGCCGACGAGGCAGCTGATCAGCGCCGCGATCACGAGCTCGAGCAATGCCAGGAGGAGCGTGACCGTGAGCGACGCATCTACGAGGCCGCCATCGAGCAGTTCGAGTGGCTACAGGCCGCTGTCTGGTCGGAGGACGCTGATGAGCTGGTCGAGCCCGAGTCGGCCGCGGCCGCGGCCGAGGGCTGAGGGCTAATGGATGCCGTCCGCCGCATGCAGTTCGTTGATCCTTGGCGGCCGTTCCAGGAGCGCTTCCTCGAGGCCAGCACTCGGCAACTTCCCGATCAACCACATCCATTCGTGCCGCGCCGGTACGGATCGAAGGAGGCCTGCTGGTGCGGCGCCCGGCTCAATGATGAGATCCACACCAACCGCCCCAAGCCGTCGGCGCGGCCGCCGCGACCTACGAAGTGGCGCCGCTAGATGAGTGTCGCTAGCCTTACCCGCGAAAACGCCGAGCTGCGCGCCACCGTCAAGCGCTTCCGCCTGCAGCGCGAGGAGCTGCGGGCCCGCATCGACGACCTCGAGGCCGAGGTCTCGCGCCTCGAGTCGGAGGGCCTGCAGCCGCTGGTCGATCGCCTGCTGGAGCTGGTGCGGGTGATGAAGGACGCCATCGAGGCCATGGAAGCCGAGGCCTCCGATGCGTGAGCACGCCGGCCAGGCCGTTGTGGAGATGGCACTTGTGACCCCGATCCTGCTGCTGCTGATCGTCGGCGTCTTCCAGGTCGGGCTGGCGCTGCTGACCAGCCTGCAGCTGACCCATGCCGCGACCCAGGGCGCGGTCGCCGGCGCCAACGACCCCGCCGTCCCGCAGCGCTGCGACACCGCCATCGCCACAGCAGAAACGATTTATGCCGGCAGCATCAATGACGCGGAGTGCTCGCAGCCGGGCAATGTGGTGGTCCTCACGTTGACTGATGCGGCGCCGATGGTGTCGCCATTCGGACCCTGGACGGTCGGCGCAACCGCGAGGGCGGTGTCGCCGTGAGCGCCGTCGCCCTGTTGCTGGCCCTGATCGTGTCGATGACCGGCATCGACCGCACCGTGGACCCGGGCCTGACCGCCATCGCCGAGCGCCGGGTGGTCGAGATCACCGCCGAGTTCAGCCATGTCGGAATGGATCCGTGCTGCGCCGAGGTACTGGCCTGGAACAGCGGCTACGCCGACCCGGTCACGCACCTCGTCGAGCAGTGGCAGGGCTCGCCGGTGCACTGGGCGATCCTGACCGACCCGGGCTACACCGCCATCGGCTGCGCGGTCGCCTTCGTCGAGAACCGCGCGTACGCCGCGTGCGTGCTGGCCATTGAACCGGGGCTCAACGGCGGCGGGGCTCAAGACCCGTCGAGTGCGCCTTCGACAAGCGCCACCCCGCCGCCCGCCCCGGCCCTGCCCGACACGGCGATGGGTGCGCCATGAGCATCTACCAGGTCACCACCGCCGACCCCGAGCATCCGAACCCCGGCGTGGTCGCCGACGACGAGCTCGACGCGCTGGAACAGGCCACCGGCGCCGGGCTGCTGGACGACGGCGACGAGGGCATCATCGAGGCGGTCGCCGAGCCCGAGGGCCTCGAGGACTACGAGCCGGAGGGCCCGGGCTGATGCGACCGATCGTGACAGTTCGCACCTCCGGTGAGCATGGCGTCGTGTTCACCGGCCCGCCCGGTGTCGGCGATCTGCACGCTTACCGCGTTCATGACGGCGAGCGCGTCGGCGTGCGGACCATCTGGGAGCCGACTGACGAAGAGCGGCGAGCAATCGCGAATGGATGCAACCTCGCGCTGACGTTTTGGGGCCGGATGCCGCCCACGGCGCTGGAACTGGCCGACGATGACGAGCAAGGCGTCGGTGAGGATGACACGGCTGTGCGCCGACGTCTGGAAGCGTTGCGGTCATGACGTTCCCCGTCGACGACATCCTGCTCGGACCGGCCAGCTTCGGCGGCCTGCATCGGCTCGACATGCTCATCGGCCACACCGGCGAGGAGCCCGGGTTCAGCCGCGACTATGCGGTGAGGACCACGATCTGGCAGCGCACCAACCCCGGGTCCTACAACTTCCGCATCTACGATGCCGCCAGCGCCGGCTCACGCGGCGGTGTGCTGCTCACCGTGCCGTACCTGGTGGCGTCGGGCGGCATCAACCCTTCGAGCGACTTCTGGGCGCCGGGGCGTTTCCCGTTCCTCGAGCGCGAGCTGGCCAGGGCCGGCCCGTGCCCGAAGCCCGGCTGCCCGGGCCCGTACCGCAACCCGACCATGCACGCCGGCCAGATCAGCTTCACCGGCCGCACCGACCGGCTCGCCGCCAGTGCGCCGGCCAACTACGTGCGCGACGCCGAGCGCCTGATCGCCTGGTACGACGGCCTGGCCATCCGTGGCCCCGCGCCGCTCGTGCTGGTCATGCACGCCCACTGGCAGAACAACCGATCCGACTGGGGCGCATGGATGCATGCCCAGCTCACCGAGGAGGACGACATGCCACTGACCGATTGGCGCCCCGTCGAGGAGGACTGGACTACGAGGACCGGGCCCGACGCCGGCGCGTTCTGGACGGGCGGGCCCGAGCAGGGTGAGAAGAAGCACTTCACCACGGCGACCGCGGTCCACACGACCGCCGAGTCGAAGGACGGCGCGTGGCGTCTCGGAGTGGCGGCGGGCATCGCCGAGATCCTGTGCTTCCCGCGCGGCTCGCTGGCCAACCCTCGCAACCGCCGCCCGGCGGCCCCCGCCTACGGCTACCAGGCGCCGCCATCTGTGGCCGACCTCGAAGAGCGGATCGCCGACCAGACCGAGACCATCGGCCGCCTGTCCGGCCGCATCTCGCTCAAAGACCAGCACGCCGCCAAGTACCCGAAGGGCTGAGATTCCGCAGATGTATTCGTTGACCGCCATCCTCCAGAAGCAGCCGACGGCGATCTCGGCCACGGTCGTGGCCGCGCTGAATCTCGCCATCTCGTTCGGGTTCGATCTGACAGGTGACCAGGTGGGCCTCATCAACCTGTTCGTCATCGCGCTGCTCGGCCTGTTCGTGCACCAGGTCTCCACGCCGGTGAAGGCCCCCACGTTGCCGGCCCATACTGAGGTCAAGATCGCCGGCAGTGAGGAGACGATCACTGTGCCAGAAGCGGTCGGCTAGGCGATGAGCTGGCGGCGATCGCCGCTGCCGCCCGACTGGCCCGTCACCCGGCTCCGGATCCTCGAGCGCGACGACCACACCTGCCAGATCCGTGGGCCACGCTGCATCGGTGTGGCGACCGAGGTCGACCACATCGGCGATCACGATGTCCACGAGGACTGGAATCTCCGGGCAGCCTGCACGCCCTGCCACCGCTCGCGAACCGGGCGCCAGGGACAGGCGGCGCGACCGTCGACGCGGCGAGCTTCGGAGCCCCACCCCGGGCTGATTCGGGCGACGGAGGTGATTCGTCGCCTGATCAGCCGGGGACTTCACAACGGTCCTGTACAGAGCCCTGAGCACCATGCCCGGACCAGCCTCCAACCCCAACGCGCGCCGGCGTAACGCACGCCCCGAGTGGCGCCGGCTGCCGGCATCCGGCCGGCAGGGCGACCCGCCCGAGTGGCCGCTGTCGAAGCCGACCAAGGCCGAGGCCGAGCTGTGGCGCCAGCTGTGGGCGTCGCCGCAGGCGGTTGCCTGGGAGGTGTTCGGCTGGGTCCGCGCCGTGGCGCGCTACTGCCGAGCCACGGTCCAGGCCGAGAAGCGCGGCGCGGTGGCGTTCCTGCTCAGCGAGGTGCGCCAGATGGAGGACCGCCTGGGCCTGAACCCGATGGCCATGAAGCGGCTGCAGTGGGTGATCGCGGCTGACGTCGAGGAGGAGCAGCCGCGTGGCGATCGCGACAACGTTACCGACCTCGACCACTACCGAGAGCTTCTCGGCTGACGAGGAGCTCGTCGTCGACGAGCTCCTGCCCGGCTACTACGTCGAGGCTGCCACCGGCGCCTGGTTGACCCTGCCGCGTTTTCCGCTCGGCGAGATCGCCACCATCGGCTACGACTGGATCGACTGGATCCACGGCCGCGGCCGGTACGTCGACGTGCCGCCGCCGGTCAACCACCTGACCGGCGAGCACTGGCGGCTGCGGCCCGGCCAGGCGAACCTCATCCTGTGGTGGGCGGCACTGGCCGATGACGCGATCCCCGAGCGACCGCGCTGGCGCTCTCGCTCGGGGGTCAAGCGCGGCGCGAAGGGCACCGGCAAGGATCCGCTGCTGGCGCTGCTGGCGCTCATCGGCCTGTGCGGTCCGGCCCGGCCGGTGTGGCGCGACGGCCAGTGGCGCGGCGAGCCGCACCTGCTGGCCCTGGTCCAGATCGCGGCCAACAGCGAGGACCAGGCCAAGGACCCGCTGAAGATCGCCAACGCCATGGTCGGTGCTGAGATGGCCGACTACTACGGCTTCGACAAGGGCATCCTGCGCACCCAGCTCGGCAACGGCAGCCGCATCGAGGTGCTGACCAGCTCGGAGATCAGCAGCGAGGGCGACCCGGCCACCGAGGTCTATCTCAACGAGACGCACCACATGACCGACTCCAGTGGTGGGCAGTCGCTGGCCGGGGTGGCGCGGCGCAACGCCGGCAAGTCACCGGGCGGCATGGCCCGCGTGTTGGAGTTCACCAATGCCCACCTGCCCGGCGAGGGATCGGTCGCCGAGGACAGCTACGATGCCTGGCAGTCGCAGGTCGCCGGGCGTACCCGGCGGCAGGACATCCTGTACGACTCGCGCGAGGCGCCACCGCACCTGAAGCTCCACGACGAGGAGCAGCTCGTCGAAGGGCTGCGGGCCGCGTACGCCGACGCGCCGTGGATTGATCTCGAGCGCATCCGTGACGAGGCGCAGGATCCGCGGGTCCCGGTGGCCGACTCGATCCGCTACTACTTCAGCAGCCTGCCGACCTCGGAGGACGCCTGGGTCGATGCCCGCAAGTTCGACGCGCTGGGCCGGCCGGACCTCGGCCTGGTCGAGGGCGAGGCGATCGCGGTGTTCGTGGACTGCTCGAAGTCCTCCGACGCCACGGTCATCTCCGGTGCCCGCATCGATGATGGTCACGTCCTGGCGCTCGGGCACTGGCAGCGGCCGCACGGCGACCGTGGCACTGGCTGGCTTGCTCCACGCGAGGAGGTCGACGCGCGGCTCATGGAGCTCGACGCGCTGTACGACGTCGTGTGGGTCGGGGTCGACCCGTCGCCAGCGCGCGACGACGAGACCGAGGCCGAGTACTGGGGCGAGATGGTCGACCGTTGGCATCGCCACTTCAGCGGCAAGAACAAGGTGCTGCTGTGGGCCACCCCTGGCGAACGCATTGGCTCGGCGGTGGCGTTTGATATGCGCCAGTCCAAGCCCGGCGGCCGTGAGCGGCTGCGTGAGCTGACCGAGGTCGCCATGCAGACCGCGCAGGCCATCGATGTCGACGGCTCGTTGACCTGGGACGGCGATCCGATCCTGCGTGCTCACGTCCACAACGCCCGACGTCGGCCGAACCAGTTCGGTGTCAGCCTCGGCAAGCGATCGCGTGACAGCTCGAAGCTGGTCGACTACGCGGTGTCCATGGTCGGGGCGCGCCTCGGCCGGCGACGGATCCTCAACGCGGGCAAGTCCCGCCGGCGGCGGTCCGGCCGCGCCGTGTTCGTCAGCTGATCGGAGGCCTTATGCCGCTCGACCCCGAGACCGCCACCGGCCACGCCAAGCGCCTCCTCGCCCAGCAGTCGGCTGAGCGGCAGACGCTCGACCGGGTGCGCCGCTATTGGAAGGGGCGGCAGAAGCTGCCGGCGATCATCCCGTCCGGGGCGCCATCGGAGGTCTACACCATGGCCCGCATCGCGCGGGTCAACGTCATCGAGATCGTGGTCGAGGCGCTCAGCCAGTCGCTGTTCGTCGAGGGCTTCCGTGGACCGCGCGAGAGTGAGAACCACGACACCTGGGGACTGTGGCAGGCCAACAAGTTCGACAAGCGCCAGTCAGGCATCCATAAGGCCGCGCTGGCCTACGGCGCCGGCTACGGCATCGTTCTGCCGGGCACGGTGCACGACCCGGGATCCCGGCTCGAGGTCTCGATCCACGGTGCCAGCCCGCGGCTACTGACCGCCGAGTGGGGCAACGACCCGGACTGGCCGGTGCGTGCCATCGAGAAGACGCGCGACTGGGATCCCGAAACGGGCAAGGTGCTCAGCAACTGGCGGCTGTACGACGACGAGGCGGTCTACTTCTTCAGCGGTTCGGCCGAGGGGCCGACGCTGGCCGAGACGCGCGAGCATCAGCTGGGCGTCTGTCCGGTGGTCCTGTACCTCGACGCCGAGGATCTCGACACCGAGGACGAGGCCAGTGATGAGTCGCTTCAAATGCGCGACGGCAGCCTCGCGGTCGGAGGCCACCCGGTGCTCGGCCAGGTCGCGCCGCTCATGCGTCTGCAGGACCAGATCGACCTGATCACCTTCAACCTGCTGATTGCCCAGCACTATGGCGCCTTCCGCCAACGCTACGTCATCGGTTGGACCGCGGAGACCGAGAACGAGGCGGCCAAGATGGCGGTCAGCCGGCTCATGGCCTTCGAGGACACTCCTGAAGAGATCAAGGTCGGCGAGTTCAACCAGACCGACCTCGACGGGTATATCAAGAGCAGGCAGGAGTCGATGCGCCAGGCGGCCAGCCTGTCGCAGACGCCGGTCCACGAGCTGATCGGCCAGATGATCAACCTGTCGGCCGAGGCGCTGGCCGCGGTCGAGGCCGGCCGTGATCGCAAGGTCGACGACCGCAAGACGATGTTCGGCGAGAGTCACGAGCAGCTGCTGCGGCTGGCCGGTCAGCTCGACGGCGCCAAGGTCCCCGAAAACTCCGAGGTCGTGTGGCGTGATACCCAGGCGCGCAGCTTTGCCGCCGTGGTCGACGCGCTTGGCAAGCTGGCCACCATGCTCAACGTGCCTGCCGAGGAGCTGTGGGAGAAGATCCCCGGCGTCACCCAGACGCAGATCGAGCGCTGGAAGGCGGCCGCCGCGGCCGGCGACGCGTTCGCCAATCTGAGCGACCTGCTCAACCGTCAGGCCGGTGGCGCGGCGGAAGAGCCGCCGACACCGGCTCCTGAGCCGGAGCCCGCCGGCATCGGTCTGTAGGTGGCGGTCACCGCCGGGGGCGCCACGCTCAGTGTCCAGCATCGCGTCGCGCAGCTCGCCATCCGGGCCGCGCTGCTGCGCGACCTGGCCCGGCTGTGGCCGATGTTCGATCCAACCGACTTCGGGACCTTCGAGCGTTTCGCCAGCCTGGCCACCACGCTGATCGCCGCCCGGCATCGCGACTCGGCCGGCCTGGCGGTCGCCTACTACCAGGCGTTCCGCACGATCGAGACCGGCGCGATCGCTACCGTGCGCGTGGTTGTCCCTGATCCACCGGACGAGGTGGTCAGCCGCGACGCGTTGCGCGCGACCGGGCTGCTCGGCACCCTCAACGCGCGGCGGGCCGGCCAGCCGATCGAGACGGCGCGACGCAGCGGCTGGGTCCGGCTCGCCGGCTCGGCCACCTCGCTCGTCCTGCGCGGCGGGCGCGACACGATCCTAGGTGCGGTATTCAGCGATCCGGCGCGGCCGCGCTGGCAGCGCGTCACCTCGGGCCGGCCGTGTGCGTTCTGCGCGATGTTGGCCAGTCGCGGCGCGGCGTTCGGCAGCGAGCGGGGCGCCGACTTCGAGGCACACGATCACTGCTCGTGCAGCGCCGAGCCCGCATTCAGCGGCTCACGCTTGCCGCCGGCGTCGGAGGCATTTCGGCGCCAGTGGCAGGAGACGACCGCCGGCCTGTCCGGCAACGACGCGCTCAACGCTTTCCGCCAGGCAGTCGAGGGCCGTCAGGCCTCCGCCGGCGCTGGCGATTGATCCACCCGCCCCGTTAGGGACGGACCAACTCACCCACCCGACATGGGAGGCACTACGCAATGGCTCTGCTCAACCTGGTCCTCGGCGCGCTGTTCACTGTTCTCGGCCTGTTCGATGGCTCGGGATCCGGTGACGGCGGTGCTGCGGGCGGCGACGGCGGTACACCCGGCCAGGGCGCCGGCGGCCCTGGCTCCGATGACGACTCCGGTGATGACGACGGCGACGCGGGGGATCCCGACACGGGCACCGATCCGAAGGCCGAAGCCGCCAAGTGGAAGGCGCTCGCGCGGAAGCACGAGGCCAAAGCCAAGGCCAACGCTACGGCGGCGACCAAGCTCAAGCAGCTCGAGGACGCCGACAAGACCGAGCTCGAGCGGGAGAAGGACGCTCGCACCGCGTCTGACCGTCGCGCCACCGAGGCCGAAACGAAGCTCCTCCGCATGGAGGTCGCGATCGAGAAGGGCCTCAGCACTACCCAGGCCAAGCGCCTGGTGGGTGACACCCGTGAGGAGCTGGAGACCGACGCCGACGAGCTGCTC